GACAATGTTTTTCATTTTGATTGGATATAAAGTGATTTTTTCATCATAACGAATTGATTTGTCATATATAATATAAGGTTCTAATTGCTCTTTATCAATTACCACATTCATTACCACCTGGATTATAATTAGAAATGTTATATTTTAAGCATTTCCCATAGTATTTAGAATTTGGTATATATATGGTCATATGATTTCTAGGAGAAGGTTTCACATCTCCAATACCTTTAATTTTATTAGAACCATTTATTATATTATCAACGCAATCACATAAAGCATCTATACGATTGCCATGTATATTACTTGCAAAATATCCCATGTTTTTAACTTCTTTTGCTGTCGGAGTAGAACATGTATCTAAACGGACTAAATTCTTAGAGGTAAATATACAGATATACAAATTAAAACTTGTAAAAATATTATTTGTGATAGTATCTATGTCAGTTTCTACAAATACAAAAGTTTTTGTATCTTGTGTAGTTTCATTAACAAAATTATAATCAAATACGTATCCTTGTTCTTCGTATTCATTTCCGTTAACAATCCATTTTCCACCACTAAGAACATCGCAAATATCTAAGTCAGGACA